ATTAAATGTCTCAGAGTCTTGTGATCTTACGCTTCGCATTATAACACGCTCTCTCACAAAATGTCAACCCCCGCGCCCAAAAATATCAGAAACCCCCCATAAATATCCCCAAGAAGTTGACAATAATCCCCCCATACTCTATAATACTTCTATAACACATCGGAGCATTCTTATGTCGGTATCTTATCAGTCAGCACAGAAGCAACATGTCAGAATCACTCTAGATCTATCAGTTCTGAGTGACTTTAATGCCCGCGATATTGACTTCGAGAAACTATTTGAACTCGAACCAACTGAGAGCGTCGATGTTTATATTGAGGAGTTCGACAGATACTGATAAAGAGCACCAAATAGTTTTGATAGCATAACCCCCTAAATATCATACAGTTATGCTATCAAAACTATGCGCCCTCTAAAGTACAAGAATCTAGGACATGGAGCGATGGTTCGTGTACCTCACCTCACTGCCAAAGTATTACCGCGCCTGCAAGATTTCATGCAAGAGATAGAAGAGTCTGGCAGAGATAGTGTAGACGTTCTCGGCACATTCTTCGACAGTTATGTAGAATCACTGCACTCTTAAGTATAGTGATGTGCCAGTTGTAGAGGTGTCACAATAAAAGAGCACTGCGTTCTAAAACCTGTATATTAAGAGAGTCAAAGGAGTTCACCGCTTTTCTGATTATGCACCTCCCCACCATCGCCGCCCTAATCGTTAACGTTCTGACTGAAGATCAGGCGACAGATCTTGTACTTGACATGCACAACACTGAGGAAGGTTCGGAAGCACTTCGTCTCATCGTTCGTGATAACGTTGGAGGTGCAGGTGAGTTTATTGCTAATGCTCTCTGGTTTCGTGGGTGGTAACAAATAGTCCTGAGTTATGACTATAAACTAACTCCGTGAACTTGGGCACAATCACGTTAATCATGCCCAGGTAGGTGAGTAATGCAATCTACCGTGAATGGCAGCGATACACGTCACAACTCTGCCAAACGTTCTCTACACTTTTCTTCTTCATCATGTCCAAGTCCGTGATTCTTTCTCTTCTCGCTCAAGGTAACAACGGCAATGAAATCTTGAACATTCTCGATAACATCGTCGAGCACATTGAGCAAGAGAACATTGATAGTTGTGCGGAGGTGTTTGCAGCATAAAGTATTGACAACCGTGCGTCCTCTGGGTTATACTTAGGGGGCGCACATATCCATGCGTTCGTGACACGTATCGGCAGTGTTTTTCGCGGTTTGTTTATGGCGTGGTGGCGGCGTAACGGGCGGTTTTAAAAACGCTTAAGTCCCTAACCTACAAACCTTTGAAAACGCGAGCTAACTATCACATTCTAAAAAAATTCCCCGGATATATGAGACCCTATAAAAACCTTCGCACAACAAAAACGCCGTACTGGAATTTTTGGAAGGTTGTTCTTGCAGGATGGATGATAAGATATCCGCGCCCCCTTTTTTGTTGCACTAGGACTTTTTATAGTTTTGATATATAATTCAGTAACAAAATGAAATAGAAAGAAAAAATTCCGGAGAAATTTTTTATGAACTGCAAGGTATATCACATATATGCAAAGGATACGTGTTTATTTCATTCAATTAAAGAAGAAGAATTTAGCACGACTTGGAACACTTTAAAGAATATGGTTGGTTTAATGAAGACTGATTATAGTGTAGAAGATTTATCTTATGAGGAATTAATCATAAGCAAAGAGGTATATTTAAATTCCTCACATTGACAAACACTAAATAAACGGATAAAATTGATATGAAGGTTGATTAAACTTTATGGCAAAAGGATTTACGGTTAAAACAGTTGCACCAAAGGTTTCTACTGAAGAGTGGGATTATGATGCAATCAAAGAACGAATGAGAGGAAAGTCGATTGTCTTCTGCCTGCCTGGTAGAGGATGTTCATTTATCTTTTTGAAAGCATTTGTACAATTATGCTTTGATATGGTACAAAATGGAATGAGTATTCAGATTTCACAAGATTACTCATCGATGGTAAACTTTGCACGTTGTAAAGTACTGGGTGCAAATGTACTTCGTGGCCCGAAGCAAATTCCTTGGGATGGTAAATTACAATATGATTATCAACTTTGGATTGACTCGGATATTGTCTTCGACTCTACCAAGTTCTGGCAACTTTGTGATCTTGCACTGAATGCCGAAGGAGAGGAGAAGGAAATTGTTGCTGGTTGGTATGCAACAGAAGATGGACACACAACATCTGTCGCACACTGGTTAGAGGAAGATGATTTCCGCAAGAATGGTGGAGTGATGAATCATGAAAATGTTGAATCAATCTCCAAGCGTAGAAAGCCTTTCACAGTTGATTACACTGGATTTGGTTGGGTACTGATTAAGCACGGTGTTTTTGAGCGCCTTGAATATCCTTGGTTTGCTCCAAAGATGCAAGTCTTTGATTCTGGTAAAGTTCAGGATATGTGTGGTGAGGATGTTTCATTCTGTCTTGATGCAAAGGCAGCAGGTATGGTAACCTGGTGTGATCCTCGGATTCGTGTGGGACATGAAAAAACTCGCGTAATCTAGATGAAGAAACTTTACAATCTTTTATATAAAGGGCGTAAAATTTATTCGAATCTCACTATGGAAGACTGTAGTGAGATTCTTGAAGACTTCTCTGAGCGTTTTTACTCGGGTGAAGATATTAATCCAAATGAAATTGAAATGGAGGAAATTTAAATGACAAAACGTCCAAGTTTGAATGGTAGAATTGTTATTGAATCACAGCCTAAAAAGTCACGTCAAGGGGCAGGACAACATACAAAGTATGCCGCGTCTTCTCGTAATAGTGCTCCAAAGCGTTATAGAGGGCAAGGTAGATAAATGATTCAATTGAATCCTCAAATCCCAGTCGTTACCCCTAAGGGTAATGGTTGGGCTTTTTTTTGTATAGATAGATCTCAAGAACACGATTTGGAATGGGTTGTTTTTCTAGATAGTAATGGAGAATGTTGGACATTTAAAAATTCCGATATTCGAATACAAAAGAATTTTACACTTCATCGAAATCCATTGCCCTAAGGCATCCAGAATGCCCCACAATAGCGATGTAAGTCATTCGGGATAGCAACCCCGTAAAAAGTTCTGATTTAATAAATCAGGAGCAAAAAATGACTCAAGAAACCGAACCAAAAATGCTTCGTGAGATTGCAAATGATAATCTCACACCCAAGAAGCATGATTTTCAAGTTCAAAAAGAACTTCATGAAAAAATTCGTAATGATGAAGATTATGATGATTGGGAATATGGTACAGAACCCATTTATGGAATGTAAAAAACACTGATAAATAATATAGATTTATAATTTTTTATGCCTTTAGAACGGGTAAGTAGTAGTTTTAAAGATCTAAGTTTGTCTTTTCAGGTTAATCCTCTGAATTATGATCTTATTTCGATCTTTAACCAAACTTCAATTTCCCGTTCTATTAGAAATCTTGTTTTTACTTTACCAGGAGAAAGATTTTTTAATCAAGATCTTGGTTGTAGAGTATCTAAAGTTCTTTTTGAAAATATAGATGAAATTACAGCATCTATAATTCAAACTGAAATTGAAACTACCATTAAAAACTATGAACCAAGAGTGTCATTAGCTAGTGTTGATGTATCTCCTAATTATGACGAAAATGAATTTGATGTGACAATTAAATATAATGTAATTGGAATTGATGTATCAGCACAAAAGTTAGAATTCGTATTACAGCCAACACGATAAATGGCATTAGTTAATTTTACAAATCTAGATTTTGATCAAATTAAAAGTTCGATTAAGGAGTACCTTAGATCGAACTCAAATTTTACTGACTATGATTTTGAGGGATCTAGTTTATCAATAATTATAGATACACTTGCTTATAATACATATATCTCCTCATATAACGCTAACATGGTTAGCAATGAGGTTTTTATTGATGGAGCAACGTTAAGAGAAAATATTGTTTCATTAGCAAGAAACATTGGATATATTCCAAGATCAAGAACTGCGGCGAGAGCAAATATTTCTTTCTTTGTTGATACTACGGGTCTTACAACTAAACCAATCACTCTAACACTTAAAAAAGGTGTAGTTTCTACGTCAACAGGATCTTTTGGTGGTGATAGTTATAGGTTTATTATTCCAAATGATGTAACTGTTCCTGTAGTCAATGGAACTGCATTTTTTGATAATATCGATATTTATGAAGGAAATTTCTTAACTTCGAATTTTACTGTTGATGCAAATAATATAAATCAAAAGTTTATTTTAGATAATGCAAATATTGATACATCTTTAATCAATGTAAGTGTAAGAAATACTGAAGCAAGTACATCAATTAGAAAATTTATATTGTCTAATAGTTTATTTGACGTTACTACAGATTCAAAAGTTTTCTTTATTCAAGAAATTCAAGATCAAAGATATGAATTAATTTTTGGTGATGGAATTTTTGGAAAAAAATTAGAAAATTTAAATTATATTGAAGTATCCTATGTCATTACAAGTGGATTAGCTGCAAATGGAATTTCCAACTTTGTCTTTAATGGAAGATTAGTTGATAATGAATCAAGAGTTGTTACATCTGGAATTTCTTTAATTACAACAAATATAAAATCTCAGAACGGTAAAGAAATTGAATCTGTTGATTCAATTAAAAAATATGCACCTCAAATTTATTCTGCACAAAATCGTGCAGTAACTGCATCAGATTATGAAGCAATTATTCCAAAAATTTATCCAGAAACCGAATCTATTTCCGTATTTGGTGGCGAAGATTTAACTCCTCCAAAATACGGAAAAGTCTTTATTTCTATAAAACCATTTAATGGTCCGTATGTTCCAGAACCAGTTAAAGAAAATCTTCAAAATAAACTTAGAAAGTATAGTGTTTCTGGAATTGTTCCCGAATTTTTAGATCTAAAATATATTTACCTTGAGTTTGATTCTACCATTTATTATAATACAAATTCTGCTCCAAGTGCAGATTATGTGAAATCAATTGTTTCATCAAATATTAATGATTATGCAGATTCTACAGAATTGAATCAGTTTGGTGCAAGATTCAAATATAGTAAATTTTTAAAAATTATTGATGATAGTAATGTTTCAATTACTTCCAACATTACAAAAATAGAAATAAGACGCGATTTAAAACCAGCAATAAATCGGTTTGCTAATTATGAAATTTGTTATGGAAATCCATTTTATGTAAGCAAATGTAATGGATATAATATTAAATCATCTGGATTTAAAATAAGTGGTGTAAGTGAAACTGTATATCTTTCAGATATTCCATCTTCTGACAATAAAACTGGAACTATCTTTTTCTTTAAACTTGAATCTTCTACTCAACCAACTATTGTAAAGAAAAACGTAGGAACAGTTAATTATGAAAAAGGAGAAATTTTATTAAATCCAGTTAATATTGTAGCTTCAGAAAAATTTGTTGATGGTAATGCATTGATTCAAATTTCTGCAATTCCAAAATCAAATGATGTAATTGGATTGCAAGATTTATATTTGCAACTAGATATTAATAGCAGTAAAATAAATGTACTGTCTGATGTTATTTCTTCTGGTGCAGATACATCTGGATCAAGTTATTTTGTTACATCAAGTTATACAAACGGAGACATTGTAAGATTATAAAATGGCAGAAACAAGAATTAAGATCAGTTCAATAATAGAAGGACAATTTCCTGAGTTTGTAGTGGAAGAATTTCCACTTGTTGTAGAATTCTTAAAACAATATTATTTGTCTATTGAGAATAAAGGTGAAGCAACTGATATACTTCAGAACATTGATCAATATGTAAAAGTTGACAATTTAACCAATCTTATAGATTCTACAACTCTTGAAAGTGATGCCTCTTTCTTTGATTCTACTATTAATGTAAGTTCTACTTATGGATTTGCAGATTCATATGGACTCATAAAAATTGATGATGAGATTATATTATATAAAGGAAAGACTTCGAACTCTTTTACCGAATGTGTAAGAGGATTCAGTGGCGTAACTTCATATCAAAACAAAACAAATACAGATCAACTGGTATTTACAGAATCAGACTCTGCCGATCACACTTCAGGATCTAAGGTAGAGAACTTGAGCATTCTTTTCTTAAAAGAATTTTTTAAAAAGGTTAAGAAACAAATTACTCCAGGATTCGAAGATAGAGAATTTTATTCTGGACTAAATGAAGGACTTTTTATCAAGCAATCAAAAGATTTTTATTCAACAAAGGGAACAGATACTTCATTTGAAATTTTATTCAGAGCACTATATGGAAAAGATGTAGAAGTTATAAAACCAAGAGATTTTTTAATTCAACCATCTGATGCTCAATATAGTGTTTCTAAAAATATAATTGTAGAAGCAATAGAAGGTGATCCTTTACAATTAGAAAATAGAACTCTTTATCAAGATTCTACAGATTTTTTTAGTAAGGCAAGAGGGACTATTATTCATGTAGAAAAAATAAGAAGAGGTGATAAAGATTATTATGAATTAAATCTTGACTACAGTTCTGTAAAAGATATAGATTTGCAAGGTACTGTTCTTGGAAATTTTTCAATTCATCCAAAAACACAAACAACTACATCAGTTTCTATAAATTCGAATGTTCTTGATGTAGATTCTACTATTGGATTTCCTCATAGCGGAACTTTAATCACAAAATTAAACAACGGAACTACTGTTTCTATTGGTTATAGTTCAAAAACCATAACACAATTCTTCAATTGTACAAATATAGATCAAGAAATTCCTATAGGACAAGAAATTGCTTTAGATGCTTATGCATATGCATATGTCGGAAATGACAAAAATAATATAGTTAAAGTTAGAGTAACTGGTGTGCTATCAGATTTAGAAATTGAATCTCAAAATGAATATTATTATAAAGGTGACATTGCAAAAATAAAAACACTTGGAAAAAATCTAACTGATTATAAATCAAATAATTGGTTTTTTAATATTTCTACAAAATTTGATGTAAATTTTATTGAATTTTTAAGTGTTAATGTTTATAAAGTAAATCTTTATGATGATCATAAATTTTATATTGGAGATTCTATAACTATTATATCTTCCTCAGGTGATGAAAAGACAGGAAATATTACTTTTATCAATGATACAAATTCATTTACAATTACAGTTCAAGGGGAACTCATTAGTTCCCCTTTTTATACTGTAAGAAAAAATATTTTAAAGGCAGATACTCAAAATTATCCATCCTTAGAAATATATGAAACTAATGTTCAAAATGTTTATTCGGATTTAAAAAATTCTTTATATGTTGCTTCACCTTCAATACCAACTTATTTGAATCAATCATTAAATATTAATGATAGGTCAGCTTTAATTTCCGGAACTTTCAGTGAATCTAATAATGGAACAGAGTTGAATTTTTCAACTTCACATGGTTTTTATACAGGAGATTGTGTCGTCTATAGTGGTGATGTTATTGCCAATCAAATTTATTTTGTAAAAAAAATAGATGAAAAAACAATAAAAATAGCAAGAAGTATATCAAATATTGACACTGATAATTTTATATCTTTTAGTGGCACAATAATTTCAGGAAAATTTGCATTTAAAGATTTTTGCTACAAAAATTTAGATATTCAATTATTAGAACCTCAAAAATTAATAAGAAAATTAACAGATCCTGAAAATGATGGAAATGAATATGAAACTCAACCTGGATTAACTGGAATATTTGTAAACGGTGTAGAACTTCTTAATTATAAATCCAAAGATACTGTTTATTATGGTTCAATTGAAAGTATTGAGCCAACTTCTCCCGGATTTGGCTATGATGTTATAAATCCTCCAATTTTAACAATTAATGACTCAGTTGGGACTGGAGCATCTGCATATTGTTCCGTAATTGGTGGATTGGAAAGAATTGATATTATTAATCAAGGATTTGATTATCTTGAAGAACCGGTTATTAATATTAATGGTGGTAATGGAACTGGTGCAAGCGCAAAAACAAAATTAGTTTCTTTTGATTATTTTGTAGAGTTCAATTCTCAAGCAAGTGCAGGTATTGTAAATTTAACTAATAATACTATTGGATTTTCGAGTTATCATAAATTTAGAGATGTTGAGGAAGTAATATACAATACAAATGGCGGAATTGCAATTGCCGGATTAACTACAAATTCTTCATATTTTGTTTCAGTTCAAGATGCTCAAACAGTAAAACTTCACAAGTCTTTTGATGATGCTGTAGTCGGAATTAATACTATTGATTTAATTGCATATGGAACAAGAAATCATACTTTAAAATCAAAAAACAAAAAGAAAAGAATTGGATCAATTACAGTAGAAAATTCTGGAATTAATTATCAAAGCAAAAAAACAACAGTTACAAGTGTTGGAATTGATACTGGCGCAAATATTATTAATATTAAAAATCATGGATATTTAAGTGGAGAAATAATTTCATACACTCCAGAATCAACTCCTATTGGTGGATTGACTACAACATCATATTATATTACTTCTATTAATAAAAATCAATTTAAACTTTCTCAAATTGGATTTGGAACGGTTGGGGTTAGTACAGAATTAAGTGATTTTTATTATCAAACAAAGCAATATATTAATCTTACTTCAACTGGAAGTGGAACTCATACATTTAATTATCCTCCAATAACCGTAAATATAACTGGAAGAATTGGAGTATCTACTCTTACAAATCAAAACTTTAATGCAGTTCTCCAACCAATTTTTAGAGGAAGAATAGAATCCGTATTTATTGAAAATGGCGGAGTTTCTTATGGTTCTGAAAACATTATCAACTACAATAAACAGCCAGAATTTTTATTAAAATCTGGATATGGTGCTCAAGTTACACCATTAGTATCTAATGGAAAAATTGTTGATGTTATCATTAATAGTCCTGGTTCACAATATAATTCTCCACCAAATTTAAATATTCTGGGTGATGGTATTGGCGCAATTTTATCACCAATTATTTCAAATGGAATACTTATATCAGTTAATATTATTCATGGTGGAAGTGGATATACTGCGCAAAATACTTTTATTACAGTTTCTTCTGCAGGAGAAGGTGCCAGTTTTATTTCTCAACCAAAATCTTGGAAAATCAATTTAATTCAAAGATTAATTGAAACTAAAAGTATTACTGACGATGATGGAATTTTGTATGAAGGTATTGATCCCAATTTTGGATTACAATATACTCATGCATATTCGCCAAGAAATTTGAGGAAGTCAATTTTAGGCAAAAAATTAAATGACGGTGTTTTTGTTTATAGTGAAGATTTAAAATATACCACAAAAGAAGAAGATTCAACTGCACATTCTCCAATTATAGGATGGGCATACGATGGAAATCCAATTTATGGTCCATATGGATATGATAATCCAAGAACTGGTGGTGATATTAGAAATATGAAATCTGGTTATGTTCTAGTATCAAAAACAGATAGACCTTCATATCCATCAGCGTTTTTTGTAGAAGATTATGAATATCAAAATATTGGTGATTTGGATGAATTTAATGGAAGATTTTGTGTAACTCCAGAATATCCAAATGGCATTTATGCATATTTCTGCACAATTGGAGAAATTGGTTCATCTAATTCTATATTTAATAACTTTAAAGTTCCAGTATTTCCATATGTGATTGGAAATTATTTTAAATCAAAACCAATTGAATTTAATTTCTTAGCATCTTCAAATCAAGATAATATTGATTTTAAATCTCTTAAATTATTAAGAAATACGAATCCATATAATTTAAATAATGAAAAAAGTGGATATGATTATATTTTAAATTCAAATAAAATATATACACAACTAACAGAAGTTAAAAATTCAACAACAGGATCTATTCAATCTGTTGGAATTATAACTGGTGGAGATGGATATAAAGTAGGAGACAATATTGTATTCGATACTAAAACTAGTGGTGGAAGAAATCTACGTGCTAAAGTATCTCTGATAGAAGGTAAAGAAATATCACAAATTAGTGTGGCAAGTTCTTTAGTTTCTGGTATAGAATTTGTTCCTTTGGATACTATTGGAAATTTTGTTGGATTTGCAACATTTCCGCATAATTTTTTAAATAATGACTTAGTAAAAATAACCACTCAATATGAAAATAAAAAATATTCTAATATTTCAATACAGTCAAATAATCTCAATTTAATAACTGGAGTTGGATCTGCAAATTATACTGGTATTGTTACTTATTTTAATGTTTCTGGATTTTTAAACTATCCAAATATTAAAGAGAATGATATCTACAAAATTGAAAATGAGCAAATAAAAGTTCTTAATATTGATTCTTTAAATTCAAGAATCAGAGTTCTTCGTAATTATAATAATACTTCCGGTTTAACCACATATACTGCAGGAATTGCACTTACAGAAAAAACAAGAAAACTTAAATTAAATTTTGGAATTTCATCTACTTCATATCAGTATGATTTAAATAGAGAAATTTATTTCAATCCTAAGGAATCTGTGGGACTTGGAAAAACTTCCGGTGTTGGTATTGTAAGTACGATTTATTTTTCAAATCCTGGAGCAGGAATTGCATCTATTACAATTCCAACACAAACAATATATTTGCCAAATCACCAATTAAAAACTGGAGATTCTTTGATATACTCTTCTAATGGGGGAAATGTATTATCAATATCAACTAACGGGGTTTCGAGTTTTACATTACAAGATAAATCAATTGTTTATGCTGCAAAAATATCAAATGATTTAATCGGCATTTCTACTTTAAGAGTCGGTATTGGTTCTACAGGAACTTTTGTTGGAATTGGAACCACTAGGGCAGGTATTTTATATTTTACTGAAATTGGTACAGGAGTATATCATAGTTTTACTACAAGATATCAAAATACATTAAGAGGGCAAGTAAGCAAAAATGTTGCAATAGTATTAACACCAATAGATAATGAATTGTCTGTTGCAGATTCTGTAATAGTTGATATTAAACCTGGAATTTCTACAACAGTAGTTGTAAAATATAATGATTATAATAGGAGATTAGTTATAAATCCAAAATCATTTATATCTTCTGATGTTGATATTTTAAGTAATACAATTACAATTAATAATCATGGATATAAGCAAGGTCAAAAAATTATTCATACGTCATCTTCACCGTCAGGTGGATTGGTAGATGAAAAAATTTATTATATTGTTGTAATTGACTCAAATACAATTCAACTATCAGAAACTCTTTATGCAACTCAAAAACCAATTCCAAATACCATTGGCATAACCTCAGCATCTTCTGGAACTATTTCACAAATAAATCCACCTTTAAATATAATAAAAAATCAAAAAGTTATTTTTGATGTTTCAGATTCTTCATTAAATTTTACACAAAATGCAATTTTATATCCTGCATTTGATTTTAAATTTTACACAGAATCAAATTTCAAAAATAAATTTGATTCTTCATCTTCGTCATCTTCTTTTGAAGTTGTAAAGTCGGGTATTGTTGGATCAAATGATGCAAAAATAATTTTAACGGTAACTGAAAATATTCCAAAAAATTTATATTATAAATTAGATCCAAGAAATATTGCAATTAATAGTTCAGTTAAAAAAGAAATAATTGTTGATACTGAACAAGTTAATTTTAATCAATTGACTGTAACAGATAGCGGGTATAGTGGATCTTACAACATTATTGCAATTTCAACATCTGGTTTTAATTATAATCTGATAGATTCTCCAGAAAAAAATAAATATTCTCCATCCGAAGCCATATTAAAATACTATACAAGTTCTTCTTCTGCATCTGGTCCTATTCATTCAGTAAATGTAGTATCTAAAGGAAATGATTTTATAAGTTTGCCTGAAATTTCTTCAATAGAAACTGAAAATGGTAATGGTGCTATTTTAAACCCAATTGGAATTGGTATTGGATCTATAATTAGAAAGGAAATTTTAGATATTGGATTTGATTACTCGGCAGACTATACTATTAGACCTACTGCAAAATTACCTACAATTGTAAAAATTAATCCTTTTTACTCTTTTGATTATATTGAAATTACTTACTTAGGAAAAGATTATAATATTTTTCCAAATTTAATTGTTTTGGATGGATTTACAAATCAACTTGTTAGTGACGTTATTTTAAATTATCAACCCAAAAATTCTCAAGTAGAAATTTTAAAAAATACAAAAGGACTTTATAATATACCTCCCAAAATTATACCAATAAACAACTCAAATGGTGTTGGTATTAGTACTATTGCATTTGATTCATTAACAAAAAATGTTACTGTTACCTTATCAGTTGGGTTTAGTACTATATCAACCTTTCCTTTTGCAGTTGGAGATAAAGTTTTAATTGAAAATATTTCTGTTGGTAGTGAATTAACTGCAAAAGGATATAATTCTGACAGATATAATTATGCATTATTTACTATAACCTCAACAGATCCAAATATTGGTGGCAATAACGCCACTGTAGTTTATAATATGCAAAATTACTTGGAAAATGGAGAAGTTCCTGGAAATTATGATACAATTAATTCTTTCGGAAAAATTATTCCTGAAAAATATTTTCCAAAATTTAATCCAATTCTTAAACAAAATATCTTTTATGATGGAGAAACGATTATTTCAAATTTTTCAAATTCAAAGGGAACCATTCAAAGATTAGATGAAAATAGTGATTATTTAAGAATAGTTAGTAGCGATACTTTTAATGCTGGAGATACTATTAAGGGTAGTTCTTCGTTTACTCAAGGAAGTATAATAGAGATATTATCTTCAGCAGAATGTGTTTATGATGTAGAATCATCTTCAATTGTTAAGAATGGTTGGAAAAAGGAAACCGGGTTTTTGAACAATAATTTACAAAGACTTTATGATAGCGACTATTATCAATACTTCTCATACTCATTAAAATCAGAAATTCCTTTCGATATTTGGATAAGTTCTGTCAATGATTTAAACCATACTTCAGGGTTTAAAAAATTTAGTGATTTAATAATTGAATCTAAAAATATTGGTATCGGAACAAATTCTACTTTATATGCAGGAATAGCAACCTCTCAAGATAGAGGAGATTTCACCGGAATTGCAAATTTATCAAAATCTGTAGATTTAAATTGTGTATATGATTTTGATGCTGTTAAAGAAGTAACAATTAATATTGATAATAATATAAAATCCAATGAAATTATTTTTAATTCTACAATTTTGCAAGATTATATTGAATCAATTGGAAATAGAGTTCTTATTATTGATGAGTTAGATGATGGTTTTAATAGCAATCCAAGATTAACTGCATTTAGTATAGTTGATACTTTTATATTGAATGATATAAGATCTAAAAAATATCTTATATATGTTAGTGATATTACATTTGTTGCTGAAAGACAAGTATTATTATTGACTCTTCTGCATAATGGAAGCTATGGATTTTTGAATCAATATGGAATTGTTCCGACATCTTATGATATGGGATTTTTTGATTTTTCAATAACTGGTGATACAGGAAATCTACTATTTTATCCAACCAAAAGTGAAGTTAATACTTTTCAAGTCAATTATGTAACATATGATATGCAAGATGCCCTTTCTGGAGTAGGTACTGTAAGTCCTATAAGACTCGGTGGCGTTTCAATAGTTGGATCAAGTTCTACAAGTTTAAGTGCGGGAATAAATACTGCCACAACTATCGTTGGAATTGCTTCAACTTATAGGTCATCTAAAGTACTTGTTCAGATTGGAGCAACAGATAGTTCATATTATCAATATGATGAATTAACAGTTATTCACGATGGAACTTATGCGAACTTTTTACAATATGGGCAGCTGAGTACTAATACACTATCCCCAGCCTCTTCGGGATTGGGAACTTATAATGCTTACTTATCAGGATCCAAATTAAATATTGATTTTATTCCAAAATCACCATTATCAGCACAATATAAAGTTAATACAATACAAATTTCAATTTCAAATGATTCTTCTACTAGTATTGGATCAACTTTATTAGAAAATAATCAACTATCTTCAAATTATGTTTCTATTGCTTCATCCACAATCCCAAGTGCTAATATTATTGCCTCATATGATAATGAAATCTATAGTTGTGCATATTATATTGTAAGTATTGAAGACACTGCAAATAATAATTACCAAACATCTGAAGTTTTAGTCGTGGACAACAAAACTAATGTTGCATCTTTTGCATCATCAGATGCTTATATTTCACAATTTGGAGTTATTCAAACAAATATATCTTTAGGTACTCTTACTGCTAATGTTTTGAATACAAATACCAACTTATATTTCACTCCAATTCCTAATATTAATACTAAAGTGCGAATATTCCAACATTCTCTAGGATTATCCAACCTAGATAATGTAGGCAATTCTATAGATTTATAATAATGGCATTTGTTCAATCTGGACGTGGTTTTTATGAAGGATCTTTTTTTGATGTTAAAAAATCTTTTAATTTAAATCATAAAGGAAATCCTATATTTGAAAGACGTTTCGATGGAAGTAGTGCTGGTATAGTTAGCACTGGAGATGATAATATCTACATTCCAAATCACTTTTTTGTAACTGGAGAAGAAGTATCATATACTTATACGGATTCTGTTAGCGGAACAATCAATGCTATTGGAATTGCTACAACTTCAATTTCTGGGGTAGGAGTTACAGATAAACTTCCAAAAACTCTTTATATTGTTAAGTCTAGTGATCTTTATGTTAAGGTTGCAGCATCTGCTTCAGAAGCTTTACAAAGTATTCCTAAAACTTTAGATATTAATAATGTAGGAATTGAAACATTTCATAAATTTATTTGCAAAAACCAAAACTCAAAAGTATTATTGACTATTGACAACGTAATTCAATCTCCAATTGTTTCAACATCAACTACTACATCAACTTCTCAAGAAATTGTTGTAAGTGATAGCACTATTAATTTTGTTGGTATAAATTCATTTTTTATAGGAGATTTAGTTAAAATTGAAAATGAAATAATGAAAATTACTAGTGTTGGTGTTGGACAATTTACCAATAAAATTTCTGTCCAAAGATCTTTTATGGGTACAGTACTTACATCCCACCCACTTGGATCCTTAGTCACAAAAATTGTTGGAGACTATAATATTACTGATAATATTTTAAATTTTTCTACTGCCCCATATGGATTAACACCGGAAGTAAAACCATTAGATAAACTATTTAATTCACCTGATGAACAAGATTATGTAGGAATCGCAACTCGTTCAAAATTTAATGGAAGAGTATTCTTAAGATCAGGTACTCCTAATACAGGAAATGAACCTTATTATAATAATTATATTTTTGATGATATTTCTTCAGGATTTGCTGGATTAAATACTGAATTTACATTAAAATCAAATTTTTCAAATATAACAGGAATTTCTTCAGGAAATGCAATTATTTTAATTAATGATATTTTCCAGCAACCATCAAAAGATAATTTTCCTGCAGATTATTCTTTAAAACAAAATTTAGGAATTACAAGTATTAGTTTTAGTGGATTTAGTAGTTCATTTGCTCTATATGATATTAATACAAAAAATATTACTCGTGGAGGTATTATTGTTTCTATATCATCAACTGAAGGATTTGGATATCAACCTCTTGTTTCTGCAGGAGGAACAGCAGTTGTTTCCGCTGCAGGAACAATTTCATCAATTAGTATTGGAAACAGTGGTTCTGGATATAGAGTAGGAATTCAGACTACAGTAAGAGTTGGCGTAACTACTTTAGGTATTGGAACAGTAAGAGTGCAGTTTATTGGAACTGCAGCAGTAAGTAATGGAAATATTGTAAGTATTGCTATTACAAATCCTGGAATTGGATATACTAGAACTAATCCGCCTTTAGTTGTATTTGACGATCCATTATCATATTCAAATATACCTTTAATTTATAGTTCATCATCAGTTTCTGGATTTGGAACTCAAGCAACAGTAGATATTTTAGTTGGACAGGGTTCTAGTGTGATTGGTTTTGAACTTAAAAATCTTGGATATGACTATGGAGATGGAGAAATTCTTACTTTTGAAACTGGAGGAAGAACAGGAATTCCAACAAACACTTCGTTGCCATTTAAACAATTTAAAATAACAGTTAATAAAACATTTACGGACAAATTTAATGGATGGAGATTTGGAGATCTCCAAGTAATAGATCCAATTGATAACTTATTTAATGGAACTAGAATTAATTTTCCAATTAAAATTAATAAAAACCAAGTATCCTTACAAGTAAAAAAAGGTTCTAATATTGATCTTAAAGCAAATTTATTAATCTTTATTAATGATATTCCACAAGTTCCTGGTCAAGGATATTTCTTTGAAGGAGGTAGTATTATAACATTTTCTGAAGCACCAAAAAATGGCGATAGATGCAAAATTCTTTTCTATAAAGGAACTGGTGAAGTTGATGTAGTTGATGTTGATATTTTAGAAACAATTAAAGTTGGAGATATTATAACAATTAATAGCGATTTTCCTGCTCTACAAGAAGATGGAAGATTAGTTGCAGAAATTATTTCTTCTGATGTTCTTAATACAAATGTTTATTCGGGACCTGGCATTACAACAAATCAAAATTTACAAAGATCAATAGAGTGGTGTAGACAAACTGAAGACAAAATTATTGATGGACAAGAAGTTGCAAAAGATAGAATTTTATACGAGGCACTTATTTACCCATCAACAAATCTAATTAAAAGTGTAGGAATTACTTCTACAGTTTTATTTGTAGAAAGTGTAAAAACATTCTTTGATTCTAAAAACGAATTTAATCAAAAAAATAATAAAATTATAATTATATCTCAAGATTCATTGGTTGCAGCATCTGCAACTGCCATAGTTTCTGCTGCTGGTACTATTTCTTCAATTATAATATCTGATGGTGGGGTTGGATATTCAACTTCACCTAAAGTATCAATTGCATATCCAGTTGGATATGGGATTTCTGTGCCAAGGACATCATATACTCAAGGAGATTCTGTTCCAGTAGGATTAGGAACTATTCCAACATTTATTTCATCTATTTCTGTTGATGGGAAAGTTTCTGACGTATCTATTATAAATGCAGGTTCTGGATATACATCATCAAACCCACCAATTACAATTATTGAGCCACCAACTCCCAAAACCGAAGTAATTTCAAACGTAACTTATGATGGAGATTTTGGAGTGATTACAGGAATAAAAACAACAACAGTTGGTGTTGCTTCTACTGGTATTGTATTTGATTTTTATATTCCACAAAATTCTTTCTTAAGAGATACTGTTACTGTTGGAGCAGCAATTACAGTTAGTGGAATTCAAACCGGGTATTATTTTACCGTTTACAATTCAAACGTTGGTAATGGAGTTACTTCTCTCAATTCAGATGGTTCTGTAGTTGGAGTTGGAAGCACTTTCTTGGACAATATTTACACAGTTTCTGAAGTTTCAATTGGAAGAACTTCAGTACCTGGAGTTGGAGTTACATATGTTTCCAAAGTAACTGTAAGTCTTTCTAGTTATAATCGATTAACTGGTATTGGATTTAGTGGATTCTATGGAGAATACAGTTGGGGATTAATTTCTGTACCAACTAGAATAAATCCAAAGTCATTTGACATTTATAACAATGGTATTCTTGGAATTAGCACATCTCCAATTGTAAAAAGATATAATCCACTAAAATACCAAAATTACCTCACATAAATAGATAAAAAACGACAAAATGTCCGCAATTATAACTGATCAATTAAGAATTTTAAATGCAAAGAGTTTTGTCTCAATGGCAACTTCTTCTAGTACTGCGCTTTATTCTTTTATAGGTCTTCCTAATGCTACTGATTATAATTCAAATTGGAATGATACTCCTCCTGCACCAAAAGATTGCTTTGATCAGGAAAATGATTATTGGGATACTATGATTGCTTTAAAAAAAATTAAAGCAGATGATGTAAAGCAAGTAGTTCGTAAAGTTACCTGGTCTTCAGGAACAACTTATGATATGTATCGCCACGATATTAATAGAACAAATCCATCATTTCCATCAGGAGCACTTAGTTTATATTCTGCAAATTATTACTTAGTAAATCAAGATTATAAAGTTTATATTTGTCTTCAAAACGGAACAACACCAGAAAATCCTGGAGGATCACCATCTTTAGATGAACCAACATTTACTGATTTGGAACCCAAATCAGCAGGAAATTCTGGTGATGGTTATATCTGGAAATATTTGTATACAATTAAACCGAGTGATATTATAAAATTTGATTCTATCGATTTTATACCAGTTCCTAAGAATTGGGAGACAAATAGTGATAATGCTTCTGTTAGAATTAATGCCGCACCACCAAATGGACAATTAAAAATTGTTACAATTACAAATCGTGGTGCTGGGGTAGGAACAGCTGGTAGAACTTATACAAGAGTTCCTATTAAAGGTGATGGAACTGGTGCTGAAGCAACAATTGTTATTAATAACGATTCAAAGGTAAGTACAATTACAATATCTAATGGTGGTTCTGGATATACTTATGGAACTGTTGATCTAGTAGGTGGAAATGTTCCTTTTACTACAAAACCAACATTTAATGTCATCATTCCACCTCAGGGAGGTCATGGAGCAGATATTTATAGGGAACTTGGTGCATACAATGTTTTAGTTTATTCTAGAATTGAAAACGATACGCAAAATCCAGACTTCATTATTGGAAATCAAATTGCAAGAGTTGGTTTGGTTCAAAGTCCGCAAGTATATGATACAACTTCTCTTCTTTTAGAGGATAAAGTAAGTTCATTGGCAGCACTAAAATTAACCGGTACTGGATATAATAGTGCAATTTTTAATGCAGATTCAAATATCACTCAAACAGTTGGTACTGGAATCACTGCAGTTGGTAGAGTTGTTTCTTATGATAAAAATACTGGAGTTCTTAAATATTGGCAAGATAGAACTTTGGTTGGATTTGCATTTACTGCAGGAATAGCACAGAATACCTCACCAACTTACGGTTTAGATTTGGTAGGATTTACAACTTCTCCCGGTACAGGTGGAAATTTAACAATTAATGGTGGTAACGTAAATCTTACAATTGATACAAATTTTACAGGTCTAACAACCTCTATAAATAATAAGACATATTACCTTGGTCAAACTTTTACCAATGGTATTTCTAATCCAGAGGTTAAAAAATATTCTGGTAATATAATATATGTTGATAATAGACCTTCAATTACAAGGTCATCAAATCAAAAAGAAGATATTAAAGTCATTTTGCAATTTTAAAGAATCATGCCCCAGGAAACCAATCTTAACGTCTCTCCTTATTTTGACGATTTTGATGCGAATAAAGACTTTTATAAAGTTTTATTTAAACCTGGATATCCAGTTCAAGCTAGAGAATTAACTACTCTTCAATCTACTTTACAAAATCAAGTAGAACAATTTGGAAAAAATATTTTTAAAGAGGGATCTAGAGTTTATGGTGGACAGTTAATCTATAATAATCCAATTTATGCAGTAGAAGTTGAATCTACTTTCAATGGTGCTCCAATCTCATTATATTTTGATCAACTATTAAATAAAAAAATTAAAGGTGCAAATAGTGGTGTTACTGCAATAATTGTTTATTTGCTAAAAGATACTGATTCGGAAAGAGGAAATTATACACTTTATATAAATTACCAACAAAGCGGTGGCGACGATTTTCAAAATAAAGTTTTTCAGGATGGGGAAACTTTATTAGTTGATACTAATCCAGTATCATATGGTAATTTTACTATTCAAGTCGGTCAAGGAATATGTAATACTATTGCAACCAATTCAACTTCACAATCTTCTTTAGTAAAAGTTGCCAGTGGTACTTATTTTGTAAGAGGAATATTTGCAAATGTTCCTGAGCAAATAATCATTCTTGATCAATATTCAACATCACCTTCTTATAGAATTGGTTTTAATATTATTGAAAAAATTGTAACATCAGATGAAGACGAAAGTTTATTTGACAATGCACAAGGATTTTCAAATTATACCGCGCCGGGAGCAGATAGGTTTAAATTAATTTTAGAATTAACCAAGAAAACACTTGAAGACAACCAAACTGACAGTTTTGTTGAAATTTTAAGAGTAGATGGTGGAGTTCCTCAATTTTTCGATGCTGATCCACAATATAACTTAGTTAGAGATTATTTGGCAAGAAGAACATATGAAGAGGCGGGAGATTTTTATGTTAAACCATTTAGTCTCTTTGTAAAAGATAGTCTTAATGATAGAATTTTGCATAGTGGAGTATATTTTGACAATCAGACTACAATAAATGGAAATACCCCATCTGAAGATATGATGGTGTATCAAATTGGACCAGGAAAAGCATATGTAAACGGATATGATGTAGAAACAGTATCTTCAAGATTATTAGATGTAAAAAAACCAAGAGATACAGGTTCTATTAAAAATCAAGTAGTTAGATATAATGCTGGCATTTTATGCGTAGTTAATAATGCATATGGATCTGTTCCAATAGGATTAGGAACAGATACTACCGTCAAATTGATGAGTGATAGAGTTGGTCAAGCAGGTACATCACATGTTTCATCAGGAACTGAAATTGGTGTAGCAAGAGTTTATGATTTTATTCCAGAACAAGGATATGTTGATACAAATAGTAAAATTGATTTAAGACTATTTGATATTCAAACATATACCACAATTGGACTGACGGTTCCGATCACGCAAACTACACCTGCACTTATTAAAGGTAAAAGGAGTAATGCAACTGGATATTTAAAATCTAACGCATCTTCATCAAATTCTTTAACACTATATCAAGTATCTGGCAAGTTTTTGCAAAATGAACCAATTACAATCAATGGAATTGATGACGGTAGGTTGATTAATTCTGTTAGAGATTATTCACTTTCCGACGTTAAATCAATATTTTCTTCAGGATCTATTGGAATAACCACATTTAATGCAGATTTAGTTTTAGATAGATCTTCTTTAATTGCTTCTCAAGGTGTACAATTTAGTATTAGTTCTGGTACATCTGGAATTAGTACAGTAACTGCAGGTATTGGTACAAATTTTGCAACTATTTTGAATGTCGGTGATATTATTTCTTACGCAAATCCAATTACTGGTCAAGATATTGTTTATAATAGAGTTAATAGTATAAGTGCAGGTTCTACTAATTTTACAATTACTGCTATACCATCTGTTTCAAAAATTTGTTCTGGCAATTTGCCTTTAAGTGATTTTAGAGTTCCTAATATAGTTAGAATTTCTTCAACTTTCTCTTCTAGAGATTCTTCATTACTCACTCGTTTAAATAAAAGCAATGTATCTTCTTTAAGTTTAGAAGGTAATGAAATTTTTCAAAGAAGATCTTATAAAATTGCATTTTCTTCAGGTAGTCTAAGAGTTCCTGCTTCAGGAACTCTTGAGCCAGACTTGTTTTTTGATGATTTTGAATTTAATAATATTTTAATTACATACAGTGATGGTACAGCTGAACCATTAACATTTGATCAATATGATAATGGATTAGGAAATGTACTCATAATTAATGGATTATCAAAAACAAGTGGAACAGCAGATGTAATTGCAACAATTAAGAATGTAAAACCAAATTCTAAAGTAAAAAAATTAAACAAAGCAAATACTTTAGTTGTTAAGTATTCAAAATTAGCATCTTCTGGTATTGGAACTACAACATTGAATGATGGATTAACATATTCTCAAGTTTATGGCACAAGAATTCAAGATCAAGAAATTTGTTTAAATATTCCAGATGTTATAAGAGTTCTTGCTGTTTATGAATCTTCAGGAATTTCTGATCCAAAACTACCAATATTGCAATTAATTTTATTTACAGGACCATCAAATAATAACAACGATTTTATAATTGGCGAACAAATAATTGGACAAACTTCAGGCGCAGTTGCATTGGTTATCAATAAAGTAGATACAAATGGAAATCCAGACAGTTTAGAATATGTTTATTTGAATAGCTTCGAATTTTTTGAAGGGGAAGTTATAAAAGGAAAAGATTCTATAAATCAAGCACAAATATCTTCAAAAACTATCGGTGATAAAAATATCACACAGAATTTCTTCTTAGATGAAGGTTATAGAGATACAATCTATGATTATTCTAGACTTGTTAGAAGAAGTAATGTTATGGAACCCACAAAGAAATTAAAAGTAGTATTCCAAAATTATACAATTGATGCTACAGATACTGGAGAGTTCATTAGTGCAAATAGTTACCCTGTTGATGGATTTAAAAATGATGTTCCTTTGTATAAAAATTCAAGACTTACTGATTATATTGATATAAGACCTAGAGTTGCCCCATATACACTTTCCACAAAATCTCCATTTGAATTTGGTGCAAGAAATTTTGCAAATGATGGGCAATACTCAAAATATATTATTGCACCAGGAAAATCTATTATCGCATCTTACTCCTATTATCTTTCAAGAATTGATAGAGTTTTCTTAAATCAAGATGGTACATTTGAAGTTTCGCATGGATTTCCTGCAGAAACACCATCACCACCTGCATCCAAATCAAATGTATTAGAAATTGCTACTATCTATATTCCTCCTTATGTTTATGATGTAAAAAATATTAGTGTTGATATGTCTGAGCATAAGAGATATCGTATGTCAGATATTTCTTTACTTGAGTCTAGAATCGAAAGAGTTGAAAAGTTTACAACTCTTTCAATGCTTGAGAGTAAAACAGAAAATTTTACAATTAAAGATGCTGCTACTGGACTTGATAGATTTAAATGTGGATTCTTTGTAGATAACTTCACTACACATCAATATCACGATTTTCAAAATCCATATTTTAGGGCGGCAATTGATAGTGATGCGCAAACACTGAGACCTTTAAATTATACGACTTCTATAGATCTTCAATTGGGATCAGAAGCAATTCTTGGAATTGGACAAAATTATGATCCAAATGCAGATCTTAGTTATATAAATGATCTTGGATCTTTAAACATTCGCAAAACCGGAGATTTAATTACTCTTAATTATAATGAAATTAAATATTTTGAACAACCTTATGCCACAACAACTGAATTTGTAACTCCATTTTTGGTAAAATATTGGGCAGGTTCAATTGTACTTAATCCACCTATTGATAGTTGGATTGATGAAAGAGCAATTACAACTACAAGTTTTAATGAAATTAAAGTTAACGAGGCTCGTGCAGATATAAACAACACAGTTACAAATAATATAGTTGAAAATAAAGTAGTTTTTACAAATAACGCAAACCCAAATGGCGGAATTGAACCTTTTGATTGGGCAAGAGTTAATGCGATTATACAGAATGTTGATACTTCAAAATTATCAGGATTTGTGCCTTGGGGTAACACACAACCTTCATTGAGAGGACCAGCAGTAACAAAAGGCGGTCTTGTCGGTGCAGCAGGTCAAAGGAGAAATACTTCTGGAATTTTGAATGGAAATACTATTCACTTGGAAGTTTGGAAACAATTTGTAACTCAAGCAGATTATGATTTTATTAATCAACTTCTTCCTCCCGATGTTGCAGCACAATTTATAACACAAATAAAATCTAATACTGGAGATCTTCAAGTAGGAATTGATTGGAGTCCAGAAGGTGGTGGTGCATTAACAACAACGAAAACAACAAATGAAACAACTACTCAACAAACATCAAACACTACAACTATTGTTATACCCCCAAAAGTAACTATTAGTGACTCCACTTCACAATCAATTTCAAATTATACTCAACCAGTAAGATATTTAAGAAGTAGAAATATTGAATTTGATGTTAAAGGTTTAAGACCTGTAACAAAATTTTATCCTTTCTTCCAAGCAATTGATGTTGGCAATTATTTTATTCCAAAACTTCTTGAAATTAAGATGATTTCGGGTAAGTTTCAAATTGGAGAAACTGTAGAGAGTGATCCCAACTTTACATCCAGAAAAATAAGATTTAGAGTTTGTACACCAAATCATAAAACTGGTTCATATAACAATCCAATAGAAATTTTTAAATTAATTCCATACAACCAACAGGCACCACAATCAAGTTATAGTGAATCTTCAACATTCTTAAATGTTGATACAAGAGCACTTCAATTGCCTTCAGAAGTTGAATATTTTGGATCAATTGCTCCTAATATGAAACTTATTGGAAAAACTTCAGGTGCTGTCGCAACAATTTCAAATATTCGTTTAATTTCTGATAGTAGTGGAAGATTAATTGGTTCTTTATTTGTTCCAGATCCAAACATAATCGGAAATCCAAAATGGACTAATGGAGAAAATACTTTTACAGTTATTGATAGCCCAACACTAACTCCTGTAGTTCAGCAAAGAGAGGCTATTGTAAATAATTTAGTTTCAGAAAGTTCAGCACAAGCAGATTTTACTTCTTCTGGTGTTAGAAATGTTACAGAAACAAACCTCTTAACAACAAGAAATATTACAACTATTTCTGGGTATAATATAAACACAAATACTATTACAAATACAACTACAAATACAACTACAAATGCAACTAATACAATTGATGCTGCAGCGCAACAAGTAAAAATATGGGAAGTTCGTGATCCTCTTGCACAATCTTTCTTTGTTAAAGAAGATACTGGAGTTTTCTTAACTTCTGTTGATATATTTTTTGAATCAAAGGATGATAGCATTCCAGTCACACTCCAAATTCGTCCAATGATTAATGGATATCCAAGTAATATTGTTGTTCCATTTTCTGAAGTTACTTTAACACCAGATGAAATTAATATTTCTGCAGATTCTTCAATTCCTACAAGAATTACTTTCCCATCACCAGTTTATCTGAGCGGTCCAAGGCAACAAGAAATCAGGCAAGCGCCTATTGGAAGTCAACAAACTTCAGAATTTGCAATAGTATTATTATCTGATAGTTCAAACTATAAAGTGTTTATTTCAGTTCTTGGGCAAAATGATATTCTAACAGGAATAAAAATATCAGCACAACCAACTTTAGGAAGCCTCTTTAAATCGCAAAATGGATCTACTTGGTCTGCTGCTCAGTTGGAAGATTTGAAATATAGACTTTACAGAGCAGATTTTGTAAATGAAGGTCTTGTTAGATTTTTTAACCCAAAACTTGGATTAAAAAATAACCAAATTAATGTAACCTCTGCAAATAATTTACTTCCACTATCAAAAAATATTCTAGTTGGACTTGGTTCTACTGGATATGATGTTACTAATGTTGTTCCTGGAGTAGACATTTCTCAAGGATCTGCAACAGGAATTCTTGCAGGAATTGCTGGCAGTATTACTGTTGGTTCTGGAGTATCAATTGCAAATGCTGGTATTGGATATACTGCAGGAACTTTTACTGGCGTTAATTTAATTACTGAAACTGGATATGGTGAAGGCGCAACTGCAACAGTTGGTGTTGCTATAACCGGCGCCGGAATTAATTCAGTAACTATTGTTAATGGTGGAATTGGATATCAGGAAGGTGATTCTCTACTTATTCCTTCTATTGGAAAAAATGTTGGATTTGGTGGAAGAGTGGTAGTAAAAAATATTAATTCTAAAAATTCCTTTGTAATTTCAAATGTACAAGGAACATTTTCTTCCGGAATTGCAACTTTAAGTTATACTAATTCTTCAGGAATTGTAACTAATGTAGGACCTGGAGTTACTGTTTCTTCTGTTACTGACGATCAATATAATGATGGATTGCATATGAAGATTTACAATCAAAATCATGGAATGCACTCTTCAGTAAATTATGTAAAAATAAGTGAAATGAGACCTATGAATACTGATACAAATTCAAAACTCTCTACCGATTTATCCAGAGATGAATTAACAAATATTCCTCTATTATCTTCATCTGGATTTGATAAATTTGAAGGTGTTGAAGTAAGTGGAGCAAATCCGGGATATGTCATCATTGGTAATGAAGTTATTCAATATACTGGAGTTTCTGGAAATAATCTTACAACTTTAACAAGACCTATTGACGGTACTCCATCACAATCATATAATTCTGGAACATATGTATACAAATATGAGTTTAATGGAATTTCTTTAAGAAGATTCAATAAAACACACAATTTGACTGAAGTTGATACTGCTAATCATCCAACAGATATTGATTCTTTCTTCATCAAGATAGATACTTCTGATACAGATTTTGATAATGTTGTAATTGGAGCAAACAGACCTGACTTATATTTTAAAGAAACTATGCAAACAGGACAGTCTGGAACAATAATTAGTAATAATATTCAATTTGAAGAAATTACTCCAAACGTTTCTTACATTATTCCAGCAAAAACCAATCTTACTGCAAAGATAAGAACTTTTACAGGAACAAGTGTTGGTAGCGATTCGGTAACTCAACCATCATTTGTTGACGATGGATTTGAAGATCTTAGATTATCAGAAACCAGTTACTTTTCTCATCCAAAACTTATTTGTTCTGATGTAAATGAAACAAGATTAATTAAAAATTCTCCTGGAAATAGATCATTAACTATGCAATTCTTTATGACTACAGATGACAGTAGAGTTTCGCCTGTAATTGATACAATTAAGGTTTCTGCTATTGTATCATCAAATATCATCAACAATCCTGTAGGAATCTTGACAGCATCAAGTTATGCATTTGACGATAACACAAGAAGTCTTTATGATGATAAGCACTCCACAATTTATCTATCAAAACCTGTTAGATTAGCAGTTCCAGCAAACTCTCTAAAAGTTCTCCTATCTGCAAGTAGGAATGACACTAATGATATTAGAGTTCTTTATCAATTATTTAGAAATGATTCACCATCTTCTTCAAAAAATTATGAATTTTTCCCAGGATATTCAAATTATCAAACTGATGGAAATGGAATTAAACAAGTGCTTGATGAATCTTTAAATGATGGTTCTGCTGATTTTTTCACTCAACAAACTTCAAATAGATCTTTCAGAGATTATGAATATAGTGTCGATGAACTTCCAGATTTTAATGGATTTGTAATCAAAATTGTAATGGCAGGACAAAATCAGGCAACTCCTCCTATTGTTTCTCAACTTAGAGCAATTGCCACAATTAAACCTAAAACATTTAGTTAATTAATTATGGATTATATAAAAGTAAAAGATAAAGATCATCTTGTTCGCGATTCTTATTCAAATGCAATAGTAAATGTTGATATGAATTCTTATAATGCTTATGTCGAAAATTACAAACAAAGATATAATGAAACTCAAAGAATTAAAAATCTTGAGGGCGATGTAAGTGAAATGAAAAATAATTTAAATGAAATTAAAGATTTACTTAGGAGTTTAGTGAATGGATCCAACTAGTATTACTTTAGAAGATATTAATAAACTTTTCGAATATGAAAAGATTGCAAGAGATATAGATAGTATAGATGATATTGAAACCATTAAAGAATTTGCAAAAGCATATGTTAGATTATATTTGAAACAACAAGAAGTAGTATCTAAACTCTAATGGCACAACCATCTACAAGACAAGAACTTATTGATTATTGCAAAAGAAAACTGGGTGCTCCAGTTTTGGAAATTAATGTTGCAGATGAACAAATTGATGATCTTGTAGATGATACTATTCAATTTTTCCAAGAAAGACATTTTGATGGAGTCTATCCAACATTTTATAAGTATCAAGTAACAAAAAATGATATTGATCGCGGAAGAGCACGAGGATCAGAGGGAGCACCAACTGTTGGTTTGACAACGATTACTGCAACAGCAAACATCGTAGGCACTGCAACAACTTTCAGTTATACTGAAAATAGCAATTATTTGCAAATGCCGCCTAATGTTATAGGAGTAAATAAAATATTTCAATTTGATGGTTCAAATAGTATTACTAGTAGTATGTTCAGTGTTAAATATCAATTATTTTTAAATGATGTTTATTACTGGGGATCTACTGAACTTTTAAGTTATGCAATGGTTAAAACATATCTTGAGGATATTGACTTTTTATTAAATACTCAAAAACAAATCAGATTTAATAAAAGACAAGATAGACTTTATTTAGATATTGATTGGAGTTCTGTTACTGTAGGACAGTATTTTGTTATCGACTGTTATAGTACTTTAGATCCAAATGATTATTCTAGAGTATGGAATGATTCGTTCATAAAACCATATCTTACTTCTTTAATTAAACGTCAGTGGGGACAGAATTTAATTAAGTTCCAAGGAGTTAAACTTCCTGGAGGCATTGAATTGAATGGGAGACAACTTTTTGATGATGCACAAAGAGAAATTGATATTTTGATGGAAAAGATGTCAAATACTTACGAATTACCACCATTAGATATGATAGGATGATATGCTTAATCCATTCTTTCTTCAGGGTTCAGTAACAGAGCAATCTTTAATTCAGGATTTAATTAATGAACAGCTTCGCATGTACGGAGTTGAAATTTATTATGTTCCTAGACAGTACATTACAAAGAAAACAGTAATTAAAGAAGTCATTCAATCCAAATTCGAAAATGCATATCCTCTTGAAGCATATGTAGTTAATTATGATGGATATGGTGATAATACAACTATTCTTTCAAAATTCGGTATTCAAGCATTAAATGAATTAATGCTTTCAATATCGAGAGAAAGATTTGAAACTTATATTGTTCCATTAATTCAAAACTTGCCAAATATAGAATTACCAATAAGACCAAAGGAAGGTGATTTGATATATTTTCCACTTGGAGATAGATTATTTGAAATTAAATTTGTAGAGCATGAGCAACCATTCTATCAACTGCAAGGAAATTATACTTATGATTTAAAATGCGAATTGTTCCGCTACGAAGATGAAATTGTTGATACTGGAGTTGGAGAACTTGATGATAATATAAAAAATGAGGGTTATATTCAAACTCTAAATTTGATTGGTGCAGGTATAACTGCTTCAGCAATTACAGGAATTGTAAATGGTGGTGTAAGGTATATTACAGTAACAAATAGAGGTGGTGGATATAATAATATTCCAAGAGTTGCAATTTCTTCTGCCCCTTCTGGTGGTATGACAGCTGTTGGAATTGCCACAATGATTGGTGGAATTATTGACTGTAATGGAACATCTTCACTTAAAGTTCAGGGAATTGAAATTATAAATCCAGGATATGGATATACAGTTGCACCTTCTATACTTTTCTTTGGAGGTGGTGGAGCAGGAGCGGCTGCAACGTCAACAATTGGAAATGGAATTATTGGAATTATAACAGTTACTAATGGAGGTTCTGGATATATAGCACCTCCAACAGTAACATTTAGTTCTCCAGGATTTGGCGGAGTTACTGCAATAGCTAATGCAAAAATTAATAGTGTTGGAATTGTTACTCAAATTACAATTACAGATGCCGGACTTGGATATACTTCAACACCAACAATAACTTTATCTTCTCCTTACATGGTTGGAATTGGAACATATATCTATAATGAATATGTTACTGGAAGTATTAGTGGTACAACAGCAAGGGTAAGAGATTGGAATGCAATAACGGGACAATTAAAAGTATATAAAATTGATGGCAGTTTTGTAAATGGCGATATTATTGCAGGGGCTGCGTCTTCTGCATTCTATAAGTTGAGAACAGCAATTGAAAATAATACTTCAGACTTATTTGCAGACAATGCAACTATAGAACAAGAGGCTGATGGAATAATTGATTTTAGTGAAAAGAATCCATTTGGAATACCCTAAATAGTGCATATTATTTGTTAAATAGTTAATATAATCATTTCCTAACATGTTTGAATATTTTTACCACGAGATACTAAGAAACACAATTATTGGATTTGGAACGTTATTTAATGACATTTCAATTAAACATGTCGATAATTCAGATAATGTTGTTAGTGTAATAAAAGTTCCTATTGCTTATGGTCCAACACAAAAATTCTTAGCGAGATTGGAACAAGTTCCAGATCTCAACAAACCAGTTCAAATTTCTTTGCCAAGAATGTCTTTTGAATTTATTGGATTGACATATGATACGACAAGAAAAGTAACAACAACTCAGACATTTACAACTAGTCTTTCTGAAGATGGTAAGCAAATAAGAAAA